CTCTTACGTATTCCATCAGCAGACTTCTCCTGACCTAACGCCCTGCGAAACACCTCAATGCAACACGCAACAGACTTACCACTACCAACAGGACCTCGAATACCACGAAAAAAAGTATCGTCTTTCATAAAAGTCTTTAATACTTCTCCATCAGGCTTGTATTTAAAGTCAATCATTTATCAGCAATACCACTATCAACACCAACCCTTAACAACCTAGCCACAGTAGAAGGAGCTAATGAATCAATAAACTTGTCAGCCTCATAGTCAGTAACAAACTCCTTAGGGAAATGCTTGAAGTTTACACTCTTCACTATCTTCCTCAATACATCTAACTCCGAACCCTTAATCGTACTGATAAAACTCATAACGTACCTTTCTCAAGAAAAATGCTAGTGTGAGACCTATTGCAACACAGTAACCGCAAGTTTTGACCCCACCCCTCTTCTATGACAGGTCTATCGAGACACGAATGTCACCAGCTACTTGCACTTGACTCCTATCTATCGGTTTAAACCCAGCTCTGTCTAGCAAATCCTTGCTTGCTTCCAGCTGAACGTACTCACTTTTCGCACCCTTACTCAGTCCTGCTAACTGGTATACAGCTGCCGGAGCAAGTCTACTAAATTGCTCTGTCACTACTGTCATCAAGTGCTGTTGCACGTGGGCTGTCTTCAATGCCTTTTGTGCTGTGACTCTACCGCTGTCACCTTCTGCGTATCCTGCGGTCTTGGCAGCTTGCGTGACATTCCCTCCATTTGCTACATATGCATCAACTAGAGCTATCTGTCTTCTTGTTAGTTTTCTTACTGCTACTTGGTTCATCTCTTGTTACAACCCCCTCTCCCTGCCTCTCCCCCTTCACAGATAGCTTGTCATAAATGTAGCTGTCAACTCACAATTACGGAAATACTACTAAACAACAGAATACAGCAACAATAACAGACCAATCAACCACGAATAGTGTTTGCCAAGGGCAAACAAATGAGTAGTGTCCTCGCTCCTTCTTACGATGGCACGGTTAAATATGAAAAGACATCAGGCTGTACTCGGCCACAGGAGATTGCTAAAATCAGGTTAGACAACCCTGATTTTGCCTGTGAAGTACAGGCCGCATGACACACAGTCGTGTGTCACCTGTATGGCAGTGAATTTTTGAATGTAATGTCAAAAATAACGTACTCGTGCGCCCGCGCTCGGACGATTTAATCTATTGTATACTACACTAAACAAAAGAGATTCTACTCGCCTCTGATAAAGGTGTCCTGATGCACAGACACTGCGTCAATAACCATGTCACTATTGCCGGAGAAGTTTATTTACTATCAACTTTATCACCATATGTTCAAAGGTCCATTTATAACCACCTGAGAATACAGGCATATCTGAATGGACTAACCAAACTGGTCCCACAAGAATAATAGACGTATCCCTACGGGCTGCCCTCGTCGATTTTTCTTGTGCGATGGTTGTGGCTAATGTTTCTTTGTGTGGATGGCTCAGCCAGTTTGGCTATTCCGGTCAGATGAAGCATGCCTGTATTCTCAGGTGATTCTAAATGGAGAACATATAATGAAAAAGTTAATAGCAAATAAACTGGCAATAGCAACATGGTCATCAACTGGGTCTGAACAGCAGGACGATTACCTTTATCAGAAACGAGCAGAATCTTCCTGCTACGCAACATACAATAGATTAACTTATTTAAAGAATAAGATAATAGAACAGATTGATGCAGGACAAGTAACCTATGCAGAAATGACTGACACTATCATTCAAATAGTACAAACAGAACATGATGCAGACCAATCTGTTCACGAACAACTAACTGGTGAAATTTGGACACCAGTTCGAAAGGGTTCTAGAGCTAACACGACTCATCTATCAGTCGATGAGATACAGGCCCTACGAGACAAGTACTCAACACCCAACGGTGACGGTACTTCAACAGCTAGACCTCAACTAGCTGGCAAGATTCCGCAAGTAGACGAGGATTCTGATGATATTTCGCAAGAGGATAGAGATGCTGGAAAGACCTCTAAAACAGTAATAGGTCTATAACACATAACTTAACCAAGATAGGTAGGCTTCCGAGTCTACCTATCATTACTACATAAGGAAGACACATGACACAGGACATACTAGGCATAGCCCTGCTTTGCATCATAATGGTAGGCATATTATTTATAGGACACGGCCTGGGGCTATAAGCGAGAGAGAAAAGAGCGTGATACACTACACTATAAGTCTAGTGAAAAAAAAGCAAATCGAATGAAACTATCTAATCAATTAATAGGAGAAATAAAATGCACCTATCAGAGCAAGAGAAAAAAGAAATAAAGATTGAAACCATTTTAGGTTTAGTAGATGAAACTAGCACTGAGTTTAGTGCAAGGGCAGCACTTATATCATGCCTTAATTGGATGGACTCTTATGAAATAAGCCAAATGTTAAGAACAACAAATCTTAGAACAGGAGAACTAAAATGTTAGATACAATTACACATGACTATGACTTCCAAGTACTAGAAGAGAAAGCATACTTGGCAGATGGTACAGCAATACCAGACATGAAGATACTTAGACATCCAGATACAGGGTATATTCTAGGTAAACACAGCAGTAATTACAAACCAATCAACTACGAAGAAATGGTTGATAACTTACTAGACGGTCTTGATAACTCAAACATATCTCAAGATTACACCACTGATATTAAAGTACATAGCGGTGGACGTAAGCTTAAAGCTACTGTGTTATTCAATGACATAACAATCAACCCATCCCCTCAACTCAATGACCTAACTCATTACAGAATCAATATGTTTAGCAGCCATGATGGTACTTGGCCTTACATTATTAGTGCCGATGGCTTGCGATTAACTTGTCTAAATGGACAGACATTCGCTGACCCACTATCTAAGATAAGACTCAAGCATACATCGAGAGTAAGTATAGATGATACAGCTAGGCATGTGCTTAACAACTACGAGACCTTCAAAGATAAAGACCATATGTGGAGTGAGTATGCCAAGACAAGAATCGATACAGATTCAGTAGAATTTTTCTTTAAGAATAATATAGTTAAGAAGAAAACTTATTCATCAGTTAAGCATAACAACGAGCGTCAGTTAGAAAACCTAATGAGCTTGTATCACGACCATTCTAGCTGGATGGGTCACAACAAATGGTCTTTGTATAATTGCCTTACATCATGGGCTACTCATACTGACTTCACTGATAACTCAGGCAAGCGTATGTCTAAGAGTCCACACAATACATCAGTAGAAAGAGAAGCTCTGATTGCTAAAGCAATGGACACTACAAACTGGCATGTACTAGGTCAACTTTATCAGGAGGTTCAATATTAATATAAGGAGGAAATGCAATGTCTTTTAAAGCAGTGATAAAACTTAGTGACAACACCAATGGTCTTATATCAAAGACTAATATCTATGAACATCACAGTATAGACTGTGACATTTTTGTAAAAAATATATGGGCATTAGCAGATAAGACAGCGGCTGAGTTATGCGATGAGAATATTGGATTTAAGTTACAAATCTATATAAATTTTGACCTCAATGTTTTTGACAAGGAGAACTAACATGAGCATAATTAAATGTAATGAGTGTGATGGCACTGGTATAGTAGACAACTACTATACCACACCAATATACGACTCATCATCATCCATCTACGGAGTAGGTGGAATGTCAACAAACAGCAGGGAAGTACTCTGCCTTAAATGTGAAGGAAATGGACATGAGTAATCCAATGAATGAATTAGATAAATTAGCAAGTGGCTTAGAAAAATTAAGCATACGAAAGCCTATTAAATATGGTGGCTCAACTAAGTATACTCCAAAAGGAGAAGAAACTATATCGTTAGAAGATGCTGTGCAAAATAGTAAAGCTGATAAATCACGTGAGTTTTTACAAGAAGCACACGGTATTGTGTATGGTGACAGACACGAAGAGTATGGTGATGCATCTGTAAACTTTACTAACATTGCTAGATTATGGACGGCATATGTTCTTATGGATAAAGATTGTATGAAAGAGGTAGAAGAAACTTTCAAGTTTACCCAAGAAGACGTAGCCTTTATGATGATGTTATTAAAAATAACTAGATGTAATAACAAAGAAGAAACAGGTGAAGATTCTCTTCGTGATATTGTAGGATACACTACAATTCTACATAGATTTAAATTTCTTGATGAGTAGTATTGACCAATCAACTGCGTGTGTGCTACAACAGAATCATGATTAGTTATTGGGAACAGATAATGGAGAAGCATAGATGGGTTGACCTGCCTATGCACAAGGTGTTTAAGCGTGCTGGTCTACCTACATCTACATACTATAGAGCTGTGCGTAAGCAAGACATAAGACTAGCAACAGCTAAGCAAGTAGGTAGAACTCTAGATAGATTAGCTAAGAACTGGGCTACTGGATTAGCTGAACCCAAGAAGATTAACTCTCAATGTAAGATTGTAAATGAATGATGAATACAAATCGATGGTCGAACAGCTTGTAATATACAGGCATGAAGAGAAACTTAGTCAAGAAGATTTGGCTGCCATCATTGGCGTAACCAATTCTTTGGTACACAAATGGGAACAATACAAACGCATACCAAGTGGGTTCATGCTGTCGTGTTGGGTTGATTCACTTGGTTGCAAAATCGAAGTCATTAAAAAGCAGGATGGAAACAGGCACGGCTACGTGTGAAGCTTGCTATACTAAAACAGAATGGTTTGTTGCTATGCTACACAGCTACAAGCCAACGAAACATTACATCATCTGTTTGAACTGCTACGAGAGGGACACATGGCAAACAACAATAAGTCAAAGGGAACTTACCATGAAAAATGGTTCTGCAAATGGCTCGAAAAAATCGGCATCAAAAACTACCGAGTCCCCCTCTCAGGTGCGCTCGG